CAGGTGGAAACATTGATAATCAAAACGAAGCTACTATCGTCTATAAGACATCGTAATAGAAAAAAATAAATCTTGACTTTTCGAAGTCGCTTTAGTATAATTATTAAATCTACGGGGGAGTTCTACTCCCCCTTCTTTAATTAAATTAGGATTTTTATATTATGAGCGATATTTCTTTAAAAAGTTTAATGAAGCCATCCATGACCGTTTCGATTGATTTTCCGGGCATGAATGGTTTTTCTGTTGATTTATGTTACCTAGCACGAGAAGAGCTACTTGCACTCCGCAAGAAATGTGTCTCAAAGAAATTCAATCGTTCAACACACCAAGCAGAAGAAATTATCGATGACGATAAGTTTCTTACTGAATATGTAAAAGCTGTAATTAAAGGCTGGACAGGCTTAAAGTTATCTTATTTAGAAGAGCTTCTATTAGTAGATACTGAAGGCATGGACGCAGACCAAGAATTACCGTACTCCCTAGAAGAGGCAGAGATTCTTATGAAGAACTCTGGTTCTTTTGACACCTGGGTATCTGATACTCTAGGTGATCTTGAAAATTTTACGAAAAACAAGTCGAAGAGTGCCTCCGACTTGTAGAAAAAAGTATTTCTCAAGAGGGTGAATTATCCACTGAAAAATATTTGGCTATGTGCGAACAACTCGGAACAGAGCCAGACCCTGCCAGAATGCCCGTATCTATGGACGTTTTCCCTGAAGACGTTCAGTATGCTTTTTTAATTTTTAACTATATGCCCGACAGATGGGAAGGAATGTCTGGAAGTTACATGGGCAAAGAATGGTCTAGTATAGATTTTTTCTTGAACCTGTTTGGTATAGAAGATAAGAAGACGGTAGTATTCTTTATTTCGAGAATCGAGTATTTTAGAGTTCAGCAATTGAACGAAAAAATGGAAAAGAAGAGAAAGGCTGAAGAACGTAAAGCCAAAAGCGGTGGAAAACAGTACACCCATAATGTGCAAGGATAATGGCTAAAGAAGTAAAAGTAAGTATTATTGTAGACGACAACGGCTCGATGCGCCTTACAGAAAAGAGCGCTAAAAAGCTCGGTGCGGGTCTTGATAAAGCTGGTAAATCTGCCCAGACTACCGACCGTCGATTAAAAGGCGTAGCACAGGCTTCTTCAAACGGTTCTAAGAATTTTGCAAAACAAGCTCAAGGAATTTCAGGTGGTATTGTTCCAGCTTACGCTGCTTTTGCTGCCCAGATATTTGCTGTAGGCGCTGCTTTTCGATTTCTCAAAGATGCAGGTAATTTAGTAACTCTAGAAACAGGGCAGCAAGCATATACTTCTTCTACGGGTATAGCTTTAAAAAGTCTTACGAAAAATATAATAGATGCTACTGATGCTCAGGTTACTTTTACTGACGCCGCACAAGCCGCAGCAATTGGTACTGCAGCAGGACTAACGGCAACCCAACTAGAAGGATTAGGAAAGGCTGCAAAAGACGTTTCTATAGTTCTTGGAAGGGATGTTACTGATTCTTTTAATCGTTTAGTTAGAGGTGTTACAAAAGCAGAACCGGAATTGTTGGACGAACTTGGTATTATCTTAAGACTCAAAGACGCTACCCAAACTTACGCCGATGCTATAGGTAAAAATGTTAATGACTTAAATGCTTTTCAACGCTCTCAGGCTGTAGCCAATGATGTACTTACTCAAACAGAAGAAAAATACTCAAAAATCTTAGCTATATCCGATCCTCAAGCTAACCAATTTAATCAATTCGGAAAATCTTTCGATGATCTAGTTAATACAATAAAGAAAGGAATAAATTTTCTAGCAGCTCCTTTAGCTGGGTTTCTTGCTATAAACCCCTTTGCTTCCTTACTGCTAGCGGCTCCTTTATTAAAAGGATTTCTTAATTTAATAATACCACAAATTTCAGAGTTTTCTACAGGGGCAATGCAAGGATTGGATGGTATAGGCGATTCAGTAAAAGAACTACAGAGAAATTTAAAAGTAGACGCTATAGAATTAGGAGCTTTAAAGGGAGATACTGAAACAGCAAAATTATTATTAGACGATGCAGGAAAATCGGCAGTTAAGCTAGGAGAAAAATATAAGATTCCTTTTATTGGTCTTCAAAAACTAAAGAACGAAGGCAATATAGCAGGCAGAACTTTAAAAACCGCTATTAAGCAGGCTACTGAAGGCACGGGCAAATTCGCAGGGCAAACTATAGAAGTTAGAAGAAAGTTTATTAATGCTTTTAAAGATATGGAAATTGCTCAAACTATATTAGCGGGAAAATCTGCTGTAGCAGCTAAACAAGTATCTAATTTTTGGGTTTCAGCTTATGCAAGAATTAAACTAGCGGCAGTTAGTTTTGCTTCCACAGCTATATCATGGACTTCCAAACTAGTAAAATTTACGGGGGCGGCTATTTCAAGATTTTTACCTTTTATAGGGGCTCTTACTCTTGCTTTTGAGTTTATTCCTGACTCTGTAAAGAGATTTATTAATTCTTTTTTAGGTATTAGGAGTGTAGAGAAAAGTGTTAAAAAGCTTCTTGAGAAAGTAGAGAGTTTAAATGATGAATATACAGGTTTCGCCGAGCAGCAGCGAGCCCTCGGCTCAGATTTAGATGATAACTATTCTGTTAGCTTAAAAACTTTATCTGCTGTAGGTCAGTTAGTAAAATCTCTATCTATTACTGATGAGAAAGATCTTTTAAAGAATTATAATGAAGAATTAAAATTTCTAGCGACTAGTACGGCCAATGTCGCTGATGTAGCGGATAAAGCGCAAAAAGCCTTAAATGAAGCCTTTGGGTCAGAATATTTTGATACTGGGGCTGCTGATAATAAAAACATAGACACGCTGAAAGAATACATAAAGCAAAGGCTGGAATCAATAACTGTTACGGAGTTGCAAGGAGCATCGGTAGAGAGCTACAGACAACAACTAGAACTAGTGAATAATATCCTAGACAAAGGTATACAGTTAAATGATCAACAGATTAAAGACTTACTAAGAGCTAGAACTAGTTTTGAAGAGCTAACAATGGAAGTAGATTCCTATAAAAAATCTTTAGAGGACTTAGGCCCTAGAATGACCAAAACTCTTAACGATTTAGTGCCTAGCAATCCTTTAAAAGACTTGATAGATGATTTTGATACTATAGAAACGGCTATTTTTTCTATTAATAAAGGTCAACAAAATTTTGTGGCTCTAACAAAGAAAGGAGAAGAACTCCTGCTCAATATAGGGGTTCAAGAAAGAAAAATTCTACTTAATGAATTAATAAAAAATGACCTTATAGAAAGAAGACTAGAATTAGAACAACGTATTGCTATGGATAAAATTATTAGAGAAAAGCAATTTATAGCCGCATCTTTATACTCAAGTAAGAGACAGTTAATACAGCAAAAATCAGTGCAAACTCAGTTAAATTTAGAAGACGATATACTTAGAAAAAAACAAAGCATTAGTCTAGTTTTAGACAACCTAGCTGCCAGCGGCAAAAAATTAACTCAAGGACAGATTGAAACTTTAAGCATAGAACAAGCACAAATAGAATTATTAGAAAAACAATTAGAGACAAGAAAAAAACAAGAAGAATCGGTCTATAAACTGGGCATGGCTTTAAAAAATGGGCTAGAAACTGGTCTTGAAACTAATATTTATGATCTATTAATAGGGGACGAGACTAGTTTTAAAGACGCTATACTTAAAAGTGCAAGAACTGCGGCAAAAACTGCAGCAAAAGAATTAGCTGGACAAATAACCGACAGTATTATGGGTAGTGTATTTGGAAAAAAGGAAACCGAAGAAGAGAAACGAAATAGAAAATTGCTAGAAACTTTTCAGTCCGGCGGAGAGGATGTTAAACAGAAAATAATAGAGGCTTTTTCTCAAGCCCAAAGTAACTTTGCAGCTTTTGAGAAAGATCCTAACTCTGGAACTTTTGGTACTACGAAGTTACAAGAAGAAACGGCTCTTGTTAAAAAAGTAGAGAATATAGATGGATTGAATCCTACAAAGGTTTTAGATACAGCGACTAAATCTTCTGTTTCTTTAAAGTCTTCTGATAGAGGTAATACTCGGGATAATCCTGTCTACGTTCACGTAGTAAACTTTCCTGTTGCTATGGGCGGGGGAATGGGCGTAAATGCAGACGGTCCTAACTCTATAGCCGCCCAAGGTAGTCTCGGAAGCGTTATAGGTGGAATAGGTGGAATGGGTGTAAATGGCAAGTCTGAGAAAAAGTATACCAAAGCTGAGGGCCAAGTAGAAGTAACCGACGCGCTGAGGGTTAATACAGGATCTATAGCAAGTATTGAGAAGCTAAGTGAAATATCTGCAAATAAAACCGAAGAAGCTATGAGTACCTCTCTGGAGTCTTCCAAAGAGCTTTCAAAAGGAGCTTTCTCTCTTAGTAATCTAGTACCCATGCTTATGTCTGTACTTGGGGGGAGTACAGGTATTGCAGATGTAATTGGAGGCATCTTCGGGGCCGCTGCTGGTGGTATTATGCCGGGTGGAGTTACTGGGTATGCCAACGGAGGTATCGTAAAACGTCCCACTCTTGGGCTTGTAGGTGAAGGCAAAATGAACGAAGCCGTAGTACCTCTTCCAGACGGTAAAGCTATTCCAGTAAATATGGGCTCAGGTATGGGACAAAATAATAATGTTACTGTAAACGTATCTATGGACGGGCAAGGAGGTTCTAGCTCAGACTCCAGCAGTAACGGACAGCAGGGAGCCAATATGGGTAAACTCATTGCTGGCGCAGTTCAGGAAGAACTACAGCGTCAAAAACGACCGGGCGGAATTCTTAGCCCTTATGGAGCAGCGTAATGACAATTGGAATTAACGTAGGAGGAGCTTCTGGGTTTGTAACTCCAGATAGAAATTTCTCTAAGAAAACAAAACCAAGAGTACTAAAAGTTTCTTTTGGCGATGGGTATGAACAAAGATTAAAAGAGGGTATCAACACTCTTATGCAAAATTTTAATGTATCTTTTAATAATCGCCCAACACAAGAAATAGATGATATTGTAGATTTTTTAGACTCTAAAGGGGGCACTACTTCTTTTAATTTTACTATTCCTGACCCAGACGGCACTGGTAATGAAACAACCGTGAAAGTAGTCTGCGAAGACTATAATCAAGTATACTATAATTTAAATATTGGTTCCTGTACCGCCACACTTAGAAGAGTTTATGAAGCATGAGTGATATTATACAAACAGTGCAACTACAAGATCCTGGTTCGGAACTAGTAGTATTATATGACCTAGAATATTCTTCAGGTAGTTTTGCACACTTCTTCGCGGGTTTAGACGATGACTTAACAGAACTACAGTTTCGAAGCTCTACAGGAGCCGTTCAAACTTATAAAGCTCTG